CGCCATTGAAGTAATCACCTGCTTCGTCCCATGTGGAACGAATGGTTAATACATCTTCTTTTACTTCGATTTCTACATCGTTAATATCAAGTCCTGCTAAAGCAAGGTCAATAAAGAACTTGTCTTCATCTCTTCTGATATTGTAAGGCGGGAAGCCTTGTGATTGATGTACTTGTGGGAACTCCACTAATCTGTCGAATACTCTATCGAATCCAACAGCAAATGGGTGTAGTTGGTTTATATTTAATCCAGTCATATTTTATCTCCTTAATTAAGCTAGATATTATAATTTGATGGTTTTTACCCATCACCGTTTGTAAGACCCTTACGGCGTCCTACAGAATTATTTATATTATACAACAGTTCTTAAAGAATGTCAATAGCTATTTTTTACCAATGTTATATTTTACAGTCAATTCCCAATCATTCTTTTCTTTAAACGAAATGATCTTTATTTGATTTAGAGAAGCAACAGGATCTTTAGTCTTTGAAGGATCCACAATTTTAACAAGTTCCCATTCTTCGAGTAAATTCACAATTGTGTTACGTCGAGAAATATCTTCTTCTGTTAAAGTATTATGCTTTCCATCTAAAATGAATAATTCTTTGAAATGTAAAATAGAGTATCTACCTTGCTTGTGCAAGATATGACAAGATTGATAAAGCTTCTTTTCTTTACGACTCGAAATGCCGATACGAGTAAGTGTTTCTTTTACTTTGAGAAAGCTGTCTTGAGTAGGAAGTTCTACTTCAATACCAACTCCTTTGAAAATATCTGTGTCCATGATTTAAATTCACCTTTTAAATTATTTTTTGTAGTGGCATGGTATATAACCATCATATGATTTATTTATAAAATTCATATTTTAACCACCCTCATTCAGTTTATCATGGACTGTTTCGAGTTGTTCTTTATTTAAAACTTTTAGATATTGCTTTGCGACCGTTCGGTTGCATTGATATACTTGTTGGATTGCATCTAGGTCAATGTCTTTATCAGCCTTCGGCCATTTTGAGAATCTTTTGCGCTTACGAAGAACAGAACGATAGTAATCAAACTGAGCACCTTCAAATAAGTGATGGCGCATATTCATTTCGTTTGCATGTAATATAGTATCTTCAAAATTAACAAAGCCACGGTTCACAATAAAGGCGTTGTATTGCTTTTCAGTATGTTCAGGTATATCTGAGTTGCGAATGAGATCCTCCTTTGAGAAGGACGCAGCATTCATAAAATCAAACGGGCTTAGGTCTTTCATTCAGGATCTCCTCTAATTCCATTGCCATTGAATTAAAACTCTTTCCGCATTCTTCGCACAAAGGAAGTTTGTGTTTACCTTCGGAAGTATTTAATTCAACAGTAAAGGATTTCTTTTTACTTGTTTTTGCTCCACAGTTGAAGCATTCTATTTTTCCAAGCATTATACATACTCACATTCAATCATAACTTCAGTCAAGAAGGCAACCATATTAATTTCTTGGTCAGCAACTAAACCTGACTTGTACATATAATCTGCAAGTGTAACTATAAATCCTGCTTGAGATTGTAGAGTGACCATATCAGAAGCTTTGTCGTAGATACGACGGAACATTTCGTTCATATCTTGGTCAGAGTTTTTAGCAACCCATTTACGCATTTCGGTAAATTGCTTACCTTTGAGTAATCGGAAAAGATCATCAATAGATTCTTCTTTCAAATTAACAAAGATACCTTCGTCAATTTTACCTGAAGCAGCATAAGATTGTAATTCAGTCAATACACGACGGAAATCAGGGAAGTGTTTTTCAATTACTTTAGCAACTACTTTGGGATCGTATTGAACTTCTTCTCGGTCAAGAATTGCCTTAACACGTTTGAAGAATTCCATTGCCATCATTGGACGATCTGCAGTATCAATAGTAAAGTCAACTTCAGAAAGTCGAGAACGTAATGGACTGATAATACGATTCTTAAAATTACAAGTAAAGATAAATCCACAATTCGCGGAATATTCTTCGATGAAATTACGAAGAGCAGGTTGAACATTTGCTGCATTCAAATAATCTGCTTCGTCAAAAATTACATACTTACGACCTGTACCTGTTAGAGAAACAGCAGATGCGAAAGTAGAGATGTCGTATCGGAGGGTATCTATATTAACATTCAAAGAACCATTCTTTACAATATAATCACAACCGAGTTCTTCAAGCATTGCTTTTGCGATTGTGGTTTTACCGACACCGGGTCCTCCGGTCAATAATAGATTTGGTACACTTCCGTCGGATACGAACTTACGGAAGGTTTCTTTTGTCTTGTCAGGAAGAATAGTATCAGCAACTACTTGCGGACGGTATTTCTCAACCCATAAGACTTCGTTTGATTTTGCATCAATCATAAATCACCATAAACATAATATAAAATAATAAAAAGTCGAGAATCGAACGTGGAGGGCCTTGCGGCCACCCCACTTCTCGAGAATAGGTTCGTTATTGATTACTCAACAACTTTATCAGCTAGAGGAGCACCTGCTGCGTCTGATGTATCGACACCAACCTCTTGGTCGCCCAACCCTTCAGGTTGTTGCGGAGATTTTTGTCTGAGGAATGCTTCGAGTTTATTTCTTAGCATACCTACACCAGCAAGCTCTTGGCCTTGGAACCCACCACGTTGTGAGACTACGTCAATAATCTGCAACACAGTTGAGATATCTCCAAGATTGATTACCACCTCTTGCTCTTGGCCTTGTTGGCCAAAATTACCTTGTACTGGTTCATTCATAATTCTATCCTTTATTATAAGTCGACTTTGAATCTATAGCCACATAATATGTGACCCCTTCTCCTTTAAATTCTGAGATACCTTTTGAACAAAGCGTAACCTCATAATCTAAAGGCATTAGTTTCAAGTTATCAGTTTTAATGATAATCTTGAATGTATCGTCAGTTTCACCAATTTCAACGCCAAAGTCATCTGCGTTGTCATTAGCACTGTCGATAGCTTTCAGATAACATTTGCCGCCTTCGCCTACAAATGCAATCTCTGAAAATTGTAATACCCCTGCTGCTTTCAATACCGAAGATAAATCTCCGTTCGTTACCGACACCTGAACATCAGCTGAAGGAATAGTAATGTCCTTCTCTGGTGGAGTGTGGATCATTGAAAGGTCGGCATATACGTATTTAGTTCTACGTTTACCTTCCGAGATAATAAAGTATTTATCAAAAAACTCTACATCCGGATCATTATACAGGGATAAAATTGAAAGAAATCTTGAAAGATCATATACGCATGCATCAGATGGAATTTCATCAGGAATGTCTGCGATAGCAATCAATGTTTTCTCTGGAGTAATAGTCTTCAATACATTACCTTCTTTCATCAAGATTGACTTGTTGATTTGTGTAAAGCTTTTGAGGACCGTCAAGGTTTCGTTAGAAAATTTCATAATATAATTTTTCTCCGTTAATTATTTGTGGTATATTATATACCAATTACTTGGTCTTGTCAACTGGTTTATATGACTTTTTGTTTGATTTTGCATCAGCAGTAGCAGTCACACCTAATTGACCTAAAGCACCCATATCGCCTTTAAAGATATAAGAACCGACATGGTTAATTTTCATCCAAGGACACATCCATACTGACAGTCCGGCTTTACGAGCCATACGACAGAAGAAGTAATCTTCGGATAAGTACCTTTTTGATTCTGGGTCAATGACACAATCAAAGAAAGCATGTATTTCGCGAGTGCCGTCAAAATTGTCAGTACGAACGTGGTCAGGTTTATATGCTAATTCTGGATAAGAGTCACGATATTTTTCTAACGCTTCTCTTGTGATTAACATAAACCCAGTTCCACCTTCGGCAACTTCAACAGGGTCTGCGAGTTTAAATTGTTTTAATCCTGAAACAGGGTTAAAGACAAAATCTGATGTAAACTGTTCTAATTCAAATGGGTTTGTTTTTCCATATCCTTGCTGAGCAGCAACTGATATCTTTTCCCATGCAATTGTTTTCTTAGGATAAGGGCCGCATACAATATCATATTTTTCTGGGTCTGATATTTGTAATGCAAGTAATGCCAAAGCATCTCTCGGGTCAAATCCAATGTCCGAATCTATAAACAATAAATGAGTACAATCAGAACGAAGGAATTCATCTACAATATAGTTCCTTGCTCTTTGCACTAATGATTCGTTAAATAAGAAATAATACTTCATTGGAATTTTATGCGTTGAACATAACATACTTAAGTCATTTGTTGACTTTGTATAAATTCCTGCACATTGACCACCATACATAGGTGTTCCAATGAATAGTCGTTGTTTTTGTAATTCTTCTGTTTTTACTTCTAGCTTCATACTGTGATTTGCTCCATATCGTTTTCAGCTCTTGTGATTGACTGTAGTCTCATTACATCTGCCAATACATCCCATGCTGAATCGTGCGCTTTAAATACCGAACTCCATTTTTCTTCGTTTGCGACAGGAGGGAATCCGTTTTGTTTTAAACTGAAATCAAACTTAGCATCAATAAAAGTTCTTGTGTCTCTAACTTTCCAATGTTGTAAATGTGATTGTAAATGTCCTACTTTGTTTTGAGATTTAAATAATCTCTCAAGAATAACTGGGTCAAAAGAATTGGATCTTGACCACCAATAATCAATCTTTGGTCCATCAATTAAGAAATCTGTAAATTGCTTACAGAAATCAGCAACTGATAAATCAGAACTCTTAGGAGCAATATTCTTTCTTACTTCAGAATCTTGTTGTTGCCAAAAGTCAAGTGTACCTTTATCAACTACCCAGTTGTAATTCTTAACTTGTTCCGATACATTCAATTTGAATTTCTTCACCTTAAATACATCGCCTAAATTATAGGGATCGTCAGACGTAAACTTGTCCCATTGAAATACCATTGCTGACATATCAATGACCGCGCAATTATGCACGTCTTGTCCCATTGTTTCAAAATCAATTATTAAGTCGTTTCTCATGTTTATATTATACTCTATTTGTGAGAAGATGTCAATAGTTTATGACATAAATTCTTCAAGAGATGGAGTTGTATCTTTTCCATTTGGATCATATTCCATTAATTGCTTATGATTGTTTTGTCTCAAATAAGTTGTATCTGAAAAATCCAATTCTCCTTGTAAGAATTTAGCAATCTCTGAATGCAAATCTCTTGATGTAGGTACAGGAACATTCTGAGCAATATGATTTACTTTAGGTAATCCACCAAGTAATTCAAAGTCCTCTGGGAATCCCATCATATGTAAAGCTTCACGAATAGTTAATGACCTATCTTCGGTAGGATGAATTGTATCAACCATATTACGACCAATCACTGCATTCATATAATCACCAAAGACGTGTACTGAACCATCCCATACACCTAATCCATCAGCATACTTTTTAATTGCATGGTCAGAATACTTGATACCTTTTTCGTGGCCTACTTTATGGAACCATTCGTTTGCTTCTTTCATCCAACCTTTTTTATTAACATAATTGAGAGTTGTCTTTACATCTTCTTCTAACATAATCTCTCTTACATCACGGTTTGTTTTTGTTTTAATAAATGTATAGTAAGGTTCTTCAGGTACATTTTTATTAATAATTAAATCGTGCTGTAATGCATCATCAGGAATTTCCTGTAAGTATTCTTTAAAAGATTTTCTTGGTCTGTTATACCAATTCATAACAGGAGATGTTTCTGATTTCCATCCAATCGCAAACGTTCTATCTCGTCCCTGAGGCACTCCATGAAATCTCGTTGATGTTTTATACAGCGACAAAGAATAACCCCTCTCAGCACAAATCTCATACAGATTGTTTGCTACAGGACGACCTTTATTTGTATATAGTGCAGGAGCATTCTCAACAATGACAACTTTTGCACCAAGTTTATCAATACCATCTTGAAAGACCTGATACATAAATTCGTTCTTGGCACACTTTGCACCTTTTGATTCTTCAGTCATTCCTGTATTCAATTGAGATAAAGCAGCACAAGGTGGAGTACCTGATACAACATCTACCTTTTTAATTTTAGGATTGTCTGAATCTAATAATACGTAAGGAACATCTCTGCCTTTTGTATTCTGTTGATAATTTACATAGTGTCCGTCGTTTCCTTCAAATCCACCATAAGAATAAATTGCTTCAGGTGGTTTACCGAAAGCTTTCTCCGCTCCTAGCATTTGTCCACCAATCAGCGGAATTAGTGGTGCCCATGTTATTTCTTTGCTCATCCGAAAAAGTCCTCAAGTGTAGCAGCAGTTTTCTTTTCAAATTGTGTCACATCAGGTGCAACATAATCTTCATCAATTGCTGTCATAATTTTATTGTTTAAAAAAGTACCGTCATAATACTCAGGTTTACATACAGCTTTACGCAATCCTTTAAGTACTGTGAGGTAAGCTTCTTCATCATTTAATAATCTATCCATTCTTTCTTTAAACTCTTTTGGAGTTTTTGGTCTTAAGAATCCTGGTATAGGTAAATGGTTTTGTTCATCGTATGTTGGATGTAAGAAAGGAATGACTCCTGCATGAATCATTTCAATATACTTTGCTGTCACCCAACCTTTTTCAATCGGTATAATAAAAGTAAACTTAACATTGTCTAGTTTTCTTATTACATCATCAAGATGTATTGACCCCATAAACCTTGGGTCAGTTTCTGCATCAGGGTGGTCCCATTTGCCATAAACTTCAACATTATCAAAATCATTCAATACCCATTCTTTCATTAATCCATATCTTGAAGGCTTACCTTCATTTAAGATTACCATAAAAGGAATGTTTCTTTTTGTATTGATTTCTTCTGTATAGTCGTAACGAACACAAAAGTTTGTTTCCATTCCTGCATATACAGAATCTACAAATTTATCAGAACGTTCTTGATTATCATAATCCTCAATCGTACTTGCTGTATATGTATAATCGTATTGTCCTAATGACTTGTTTGGTAAATGAAAGATATCTCTTGATTGATTCATTACATATCTTGGATCGTTTACAATCTCTACATAATCTGGTTTCATTTCATTTAACCAAATCGCAATAGGAGATGTATAATTTTTTGTCATATCAATTACAGAAGCAGGTTTGCCGTCAGTGATACCTTCTTTTAAATGTTTTACCTGAATGATCTTACCAGGAATTGTGACGGTGCCAACTTGACCTACCATCATAACAGTGTAATCTAACTCAAATCCTTTTTGCTTAAAATAGTTAATCACATGACGATAAAAGCTATCGGTTTCATCATTCTTAATACCTTTCCAAATATCAATTACATTATCATACGGAAATAGTTCCAAAGCTTCAGACTCAGAAAGAGTACTGAAATCAGAACGACCGATAATATAAAATGTTTTATCTGGATTATTGTTTGCGAGTGCAATTAAAACTGAAGACGGTTCGTTGTCTCCACCAATAGGAGAGAAACGATTCCGTTTGAATTTGACCGACTTACCGATCTTTGCGAATCCAATGTTTTTCATAATATAAAATATCCGACTGTATTTTTATTTATCAGAATTAACTACACGTTGTCTAAGTTCTGTTGAACTGAATGAGTGTCTTCTACGATTATAATGAACAGGACATAGACCTTTACCTGTATGTTCTTGGTCTTTATATTCTTCACCGACAATTCTTATGTCAGGATTAATCGTTAAGATCATATCAACGATTTCTTGTTCTGTTGTAAAAGGAATAACCTCGTCAACATACTTACAAGAAGAAACCTGTATGTATCTCTCAAAGGGAGTCTGAATAGGTTTATTCTTTGTATCAGGACGATCCACTGTTGGGTCAATTAATAATCCAACAATTAAATAATCACACAATGTCTTTGCTTCCTGTAGCATAACGATATGACCTGCGTGAAATAAATCAAAAGTAGAACATGTAAATCCTACTTTATAATCACTTGGTAATTTCTTTCTATCTAGAAACATTCTTTTCTCCTATTATTTTTAATATCTCTCTAAGGAGTTCTCCATTCCTTACTGCAAGTTGTTTCACTCTATCAATTTCCGATTCGCAATCTTGTACTAATTTTTTGATGTATTCTACATCGTCAGCAATACGTCCTTGTGTTGGATAACCCATTACATAATCTCCGACATAACATCGTTAACACATTGTATAATGAAATCCTTATCAGGGTGGTACTTATATACGCGAATGATTTCAGCTGCAGTCAAAGTTAACAGTTGAGTTTTATCTATTGAAGGATTATATGCCAATAATGTATTAATAGAAAGATCCTGTAGTTCAACACTATACGAATTGATAACCAAAGAGGCAATAAATTTTGCCATGTCAAGTTCACGACAACCAAATACATTTGGGATAGGGTCAATTAGGTGCATGTTATGTTCTGTAAAGAGCATGTTCTTAACACCAAAATCTCCGTGACAATATCCATATTCTAATTCAATAGTTGCCAATCTTTCAACAATATCATTAAATGCAGGTACATCAGCTAACTGAACGTGTCCAACAATCCTTGCGATATAATCATCAAACGTTAAAAACTTTTTACTTCTTGGAATTTCGGCAAATTCATCAAGTGCTTCTTGAATCATTGCTAATGCTTTATACGGTGAATGTTTAAAGAACTCTTCATCGTGGTCAATATAATCCATTGTAATTGTATCACCAACAACTCTATGGATTTCAGGAGTCATAACTGCTGAACCTGTTTCTTTATACCATCTTGCCACTTCATGAGCATTAGGTGCGGTCTTATGTACTAAATGACCGTCAGTGTAAATATCAGAACCAGATAATCCACCTTCCAATTCTCTTATATCAGCATATATGAAATCTTCAGGAGTAATACCTTTATCATCAATGTAATACGCAGCAAGTGGTTTATCAAAAGATAACATATGATACTTTACACTATGCTTATCTAACCAAGTACGGATTTGTTCTCCATATTTGTTTTCTGCTTCGACTCTACTCCTACAAGAAATAGAACCTCGAGCAGTAAAAATATCTACCTGCCAACCTGCTTCATACAATTCATTACATTTTTCAATGAGAGCAATATTGGGTTCTGCGTTTTCCCAATCTCTGTTTGATGTAAATGCTAACGTGTCGTCAAAGTCAAGTACTATTCTTTTGTGTAAACTCATGATTTCTTATTTAGAATGGATCTTGTTAGACCACCGAAGTGATAACAGAAAAAGAGGAATAAAGGAACAGCAAGAGCAATACGAATACTATCTTTTGTCATATTGATTGCTTCCATCAACATTACAGCCCCAAAGATGGTTCCACAAATTATCGCAACGAATACGATACCATAAATTAAATCAGTCACAATTTCTTTCATACTATAATCCTATAAAAATTAAATACCATTATATCATAAAGCTTGGTGTTTGTCAATAGTTTATTGAACACCGTCGTTTAAAAATTCAAAGTCAACTAATGCTTCTCTAAACATTTGTGCTGACTTATGAAATGAATCTGCCCACTGTTCTGGTATATCATCAGCAGACATTACGATTCTATTTATGCCCACCTGGATAATTCCTTTTGCACAATCGTGGCAAACTGGTAATCCCCACACATATAAGGTTGCATCTTTGAGAGATATTCCGTTATATGTAGCATTATATATGCAATTCATTTCGGCATGTACTACAAGATCATATTTAATACTACGATCTTCATACCGATAAGGCGCATCTTCAATACCTTGTGGAAATCCATTATATCCAGTTGCTAGGATGCGACGGTCAGAATTAACTGCCACCGCTCCTATTTGTTTTGAAGGATCTTTGCTCCAAGAGGATATCTCTCGAGCAACTCGCATAAAGCGTTTATCCCATTTTGATTCCATCAAGTAATTCCTCAATAAAGTTGAAGTGTCTTTCGTATACATGGAAGTTTGATGCTGTCCAAATCAGATCACCAACTTCAATACCAAGATCTTCAGCAAGTTGATTTTGAACATATCTTGCCCAAGCATAATCATTATTATAACCGAAGACTGCGTCGTTAGAACGCATTAAGTAATGTGAATCAAGTTTGCCGTCGCGAATATAAAAGGTATTCGCATAGGTACACATAAAGTCAGACATACCGTCTCGGCTGTAATCCAAATGCATACTTGGTCTATTATAAATCATTGTTGCTCTACGAGAGTTTGGATTGTTTCTCAATTCACGAAGAACGTGACAATATTGATTACCATTCTCTTCAGAGTAAATACACCAACCATAGTTTGAATTAATCTTACCTTCGTCAGACGATACATCTTTCCAAATCTGTGGTGCACCACCAGGAATATCATCAACATATAACGATTGCGATTTATACCATTCTAATTCACGTTGGATATATTCATACGCGGGTTTACGAATAACGAAATCTTTGTCAGCAATAAAGGTTGCGCCAATAATTTCAATCGTCTTTACACCGGTTTTATCAATCACAAAATCTTTATCAAGATATTTGTCAATGATGATTTGTTGAATATTAGAAACTCTTAACATTAGATTGATTCCATTAATGCTTCGATATCCTCCACTTCAGCAACTAGGTCGGACATATTTTGATTGTGGAAAGCTCTTGCAGTTTTCCTTAGGATTGATTTAGGAATCTGTACTTCTTCAGCCAAAGCATTGATTGCTTCTTTTTGAAAATCACGTTCTGATTCCATTCTTGTAAATGAATTACTCATTTCTTCCATGCAGCCACGGATACGCTTTTTGTCTTCATCTGAAGACGGTAATATAATATTACTCATCGGTTATTCTCCTGTTAAATACATCAGCTCTAGGATTTTGACCAGGTATCATCTGACGACAATACGCGACAAAGAAACTAGAATAATTGATTAGGTCTTTGGCTGAATCTTCGAGAGATTCAAAGTTGGGTTCGTAATCATCACCTTGCATTGCTTCCATAACAGATTTCATACGAAGCATTTTCGCATGCATAATATCATGGATGGTTGTAATACCATTTGGATAATAATCTGCTTGAAGTACTGTGCTGTTAGGATTCTGATAATCACGAGATTTTGCCAACTGTAAGTCAATGCATTCTTGTAATACATTCACTGATTCTTTGGTTGGTTTTTTACTCATCGGTTTTTCTCCATAGCAACGTCTTTTAAATTATTGTGTTCTATTATACCATACTTTTCTACGGATGTAAATAGTTTTTTCTTAGAACTGTAACGAATCCATAAGGAAGGATTGACTTTTGGTTTGCCTTCTTTTGTTGTCATCATAGTTTCTACAACAGCTTTTGGTATAAAGAAGTAATGTAATTTTTCTAAGTCAGGGTTAACGACCACCGCTCGGATAGCACCTTTCTTTAAGACGCCGTCCTTGGATCTTACGTTTGTGATTTCAGCTGCATTTGCTGATAAGTGTAATGTACCCGTCTTGCATTCAGATTCATCTGTGAAGTCTTCGTGGATACCGTCGTTGAATTCGTATAAGCCATCAGAACAGAGGGCGAACGATTGTTCTATTAAATGTTCTAGGTTAAAATCCGCGGGCCGTTGTAGAACAGCCTCACGGAAAGGACTTTCTTTATAAACTGGGTGGTTTTCAACAACACACTCTGCTAATAGTTTCAATTTAAGGTCTGTGTTGACCTTTTCATAATATGCCATAATATAAAGACTATTTCAATTTATAGAACTATTATAACACAGTTTATATTAAATGTCAATAGTTATTTTAAGACTGTTCTCCAGACATTTTGTATTCTGCTGGATTTCATCAGTTTGTGTAAGTATTTCATCCTATTTTCTCCAAATTTTGTATTTTACAGGATCCCATACTTTTATTTCTGGCTTCTCCATTCAAAAAAGAAATTCTTGTTCCTTCTCGAATTCTAACACCGTGAGCGTAGAGTCCTAAGTTATCGGATTCGGAGTTTATAGTTTTATCTATATACTTCTTTACTGGACAATGTTGGATGAATTCTCCTCCAAATATATCTGTTTTTGTATGGAAAAATATTTTTCCTGTCTCAGTAATGTTTATATCTTGTATAGATTTTTGCGAGATGTGGTCTGCTGCCATCGCGGCAGTAGAGAACAACAGGCTAAACATTACTGATAAAGTTGCTACCTTTATCATTGGCGTTCTCCTTGTTTGTTTGTGTTACACTAATGAAACAAAAATGTTACATTTGTGTTACAGTTATTTATACAAAGAAAACTATAAAGAGTTGAAATTTATACAACTTTTGGTGCAGGCGGTGTGACAAAGTGTTGTCTAACATTTAATAGCTTATCTTCTGCTTCAGCAAGTTTGTGTAATTCAGCATCAAGTGTTTCAATAATACCAGGATGTTCTGCTACACCAACTTGTTTATCCAATAAGACTTCAATGTTTACTTTGTGTTCAGCAACCGCTGCTTCATATTTTGCTATTAAAGCTTTAAGAATATTCTCTCTCATTTTATTCTCCTTTTAGAGTTGGTAGGATTCCATGATTACCTTCATGAGATGGAGCAGTCCATCCTTCAGGTTTCATCAAGTCAGGTACTCCAAGTGGATTTGGCCTACCTTCCTTTACACCTACTTCTTTTGCCATATTTGCTTCTAGGACTGCGTCCCAAGCTTTATAAGGGTCGACTCCGAAGGCATCAAGAGTACCTATTGCCACTACACAAAGGTCAACTAACCCATCAACGATTTCCTCGGAGTCGATAACTTGTTGTGCATTTCTTGTTTCATCAAGTTCTTCTTGTAAAAAGTCAACTCTGAATTTCAAGAATGTTTTTAATTTATCAATATCGTTAGCGTTATTCGCAACCCAATCTCTTGTCTGATATTTGGTTTGCATATCTTGTATGTCTTTTACCCAATCTTTACTCATTTGGATATCCTTGTGCAATATAAACACCAATCATACCGATTTCACCTTCGGTTAGCATACCTGCTGTCGGCCACATCATTGCAGATTGTGGTCCTACAACTTCTTTATTTTTATATGCTAACAATTTAGAAATAATTTCATCAGCGGTTTGTCCCTGTAACTTTGGGCCAATACCACCTTGACCTTGAGGTCCGTGACAAGCTGCACAAGTATTCATTGTTGTGCGAATACTAGCAAACCTATCTTCTGCCACGGCGTTGGTTGATAACACTACTACCATTGCGATAATAAACTTATTCATAATAATTCCCTTAGTTCCATAAAGCCACCGATGTTTTCTCCATCCTTTTGAATTTGAGGAAAGGTTCTTGCACCGGGAAAAGTTTCAAAAAATTCTTCTTGCTTGTAATCTTCATCAAGCATTAGGTATTCAAACTCAACACCTTTAGATTCGCACAATTGTTTTGCCATGCTACAATATGCGCAATTTTCTTTACCGTAGATTTTTACCATTTTGTCTCCTATACTAATTTAAGACCTGGGCTATCAGGTAAAGCAATACCACTTGTTGCTTCAACTACTTGCCTTTTTAATTCGTCAGCAGGTTCAACAATGAACATTACATGATGTTCAGCAATTTGAACTGGGCCACGTTTTGCGTAAGGAACAAAAGGAACCATTCCAATTTTACCTTCGCCTGCTGGGACAAGTAAGATCGCATCGCTTAGTGTATAGAATCCTTTATCATATACAACTTTTGCTACAACCTCTTCGCCGGTTGATAGTCTTACAATATTTACGTCTTTCATACGTTTTCTCCTATAGTGTGGTCTATTATATCACACTTTACTCTAAATGTCAATAGTTTAACTGAAAAAGTCTTCAATCGTATTTACCTTCTCAGCTGACCAACCAACCGCATCTAGGATTGATTGAATAGGACTCAAGAATACTTTATCAAATTGTAATTCATAATCAATGTATTCATGGAGTCCAAGTTGTTTAGGTAGTAAGCCAGGAACTGATATCACGTTTTCACGAATTGGATTCGGAGTTTTTAGATATAAGAACTTAACCTTATCTCCACCTTGTATTGTCTCAAACTTTTTATCAAGACCTTTTTGTTTTAAGAAATGATTATACATAATTGCACCACGAACATGCATAGGACAACCTTTTCTATATAACGAAGTTTTGTCTTGATACTTTTTAATATTATCGGTACCTGAAGTCTTTGCGATAGCAACAGGATCCAATGTTTTAAATTCATCTCTGAAGTTTTGTATAAACTTTTGTGTTGTATCTTCGTCAGTGTTCATAATAATTTCAAAACATTCTTTCAGCTTTTCACGACAAACTTCAGGAGTTGACGATCTTACAGATTCAAGACCTGTGACCGATACTTTAGGCTTGTCGTAATGAACACCTTCAGAGTTCAATGTATTTAGAATATATCGTTTCTTGGCAACGAAGATTGCTCGGTTAGTAATCTTTTCTCGTTTCATTACCATTGCATTACGATATGTACCTAACATACGAGCAAGGTTTTCATAACCTTCTTCAATGACTTGCTCAATCTTAGTTTCACAAACACGGTTAAGGAACTCTTCACCTTTGTCTTTATCAATATCAGTTGTACCAAATACTTCTTGAACTAAAGGACCGAAGTCAACATAAATAGAATCGGTATCAATATAGATGATATAATCTACATCATCAGTTCCAAGAACTTTGTTCAAATAATCATTTACAGATTTTTGAGCATAACGAATTGATAACTGACCACTTGTTGTGATTGCTTCCGCCATCTCGTTAATATAATACAAGAAGTATATATTAGCAGTTGCACCATACAAGCTGTTCATCGCAATCTTAATGGACATTTGTGAATTGTGAAGTTGATTGATTTCGCGTTTTAGTCTTTTCTTTTCTGTTTCATCAACTTCAATCTCAAACTGTTGTTCAGCAGCAATCATTTGCTTTTTAATAACTGAACGGTTGTTATAGTATTCATCAATGATTTCAGGAATGATTCCAAGTTTCTTGTTTGAGAAACAAACACCGTTGGCAGCAACCGATACATTAGGACGATCATTCTGATATTCACCTTTCAGTACCATATCTTGTGTCACATATTCTCGGTCATGCGGCATATAGGTTTCAGGCGACATATTATATTGAAGCATTAAGTGTGGATACAGAGAATTAAGGTCAAATGATACAACCCAAGGATGCATTCCAACTTTAGGATCTTTTACATAACCGCCAACAAGTTCTCCTGCTCGCATTCCTGGTCCACTTTTCAATGGAGGAACAACTTTGTCTTTCATTAACCTACGATAGATAGTTGATTCCCAGATACCTACAGTTCCGAAGGCATCTCCATAATTTACTCCACCGTCATAAGCAACGGTCATAACCAAAGCAAGTAATCCTGTTTCTTCTTCAAGTCGAGCAATCAACTGAGTATCTTTCAGGTTATAGTCAAGATATAGTTGTGGATTTTCATCGTATAAACTTGTAAGAGAACCATATTCAGAATAGTCAATCTTTTTCTCACCGAGGACAACATAAGCAATGTGGTCCAACCTATATGATTCTTGAGGTCCATACTTATAACCAAATTTCTTAAAGCAATCCATATAGTCAATAACAGCAACACCCATAATAGAATATGTTGAGTTGACTTTACCAAAAATTTCTCGAGATTGCTTTTTGATTGATTTATGTGGTGATAAACGTTTTGCTGTTTCTTCACCAAGCAAACGAATGATTCTTGTAACGATGTACATAATGTCAAAGTATTCGACGTTCCACCCTGTTACGATGTCAGGATAATCATTTGTCCATAGCTTAACGAAATATTGTAATAATTGTACTTCAGTATCAAACTTGATGAACTCAATATTCTCTTGAGGAATATCAGTTACAGTTTGTGTCTTGTCATAATCTTTACGACCAAGCAGATAGTATTTGTCATTCCTAGAACTGTGATAAGCAATAGAAGTAATCTCATTATCCGCTTCGTCAATATTAGCAAAGCCATCGCGAATGTCAACCTCAATATCAAATGAGACAATATTTACTTGACTTACATCGTATGAAATTTTGTCAGGATACTCTTCTTGAATAAATTGAGTGACATAGTTAGTGGAACCAAAGGTCTTCATACCATGAACGCCTTTGTATTCTTCGATGAAATTCTTTGCTTCACGCATATCACCGAACTTGTGTGGAGATAAAGGCAGACCACCTTCGGTCAAAGATTTAAATCCTTCTTCTCCTGCTTTCGGTGTATGAACATATAATGTAGGTTGAAACGGAATACGATACGAAAAACGTTTACCGTTTTCATAACCACGATGCAATATGTTATTGCCATACCGCTCAACTGATGTATAGAATTTTGTCAATGCCATAAGCCTTTTTAGATTTTAGGATACCATTATACACTATTTGACCAAGAATGTCAACCGATATTTTCATATACTGTTGTAGTTTATAATACAACTGTTGTATTTTATAATACACTTCCTGTATTATGCTGCGAGCTCTGAGAAGTTTTTGATTTTCTCGAACTTGAGGTTGTTCTCAAATTTCTCGGCAAATTGGTCGCCACGATGTGATATAACAAATATGTTATCATCGGAGTTCAATCCATGTAATGTTTCAATTAAACTCTCAATACCGACGCCATCCAAAGCACCGTCAAGAGTTTCATCAAGAATCAACAAGTTGGTAGAAACAGAGGAACGGAGTTTCGCAACCGACCTCCAAGCCAACATAATTGATAATGTGATACGCAGTTTCTCACCTTCAGAAAAACTGGCATAAGTAAATTTGTCTCTGAACCTTGAACGAATGACCTCATTGAATTCTTCATCAAGATGAAAGTCAACGAATAAGTCAAACGCAGCAAGATACTTATTAATTAGTTTATTGATGACAGGAATATATTGAGCAATGATTCTTGCTTTAATTCCACCGTCTCTTAGAATAGTTTGAACAATATTAAGTACTTCATGTTCGTCGAGAAGCTTTGTTCTTATTTCTATTTGCTTCTCTAATTTCTTTTGTAGATTATCAAGCTTAGTAGTATCGACTTCATCAACCTCTTTCTGAGCATTGTCCAAGTCTTTCTTGTATTGTATCAATGCGTTCTTTGCCATTTTGATTTCAGCTCTGTGTTCTGATATTTTAAAATTGACTTCCTGGATAGAATCTTCAATTTTTGAAATAGAGTTCAGTCTTTCTTGATGTTTTCTAATTACTATACTTGTTGCCTCAAGACCTTTTTCAATTTGAGCCTTTTGTTGATTCTTATCCAGAATCTGTTCTTGCTTGAAGTCATGAGCAATACCTTGCTTACAAGTTGGGCAATCATCATTGTGTTCGTAAAAAGATAGTTCCTTATCAAACGCAATACGATTCCTTTCAAGTTCTGCTCTCTTTTCAGTTGCCTTTTGAAACTTTTCTTTTTCATCAGGTTTGTCTGATATATCATCGTAAAGAGTTTTAATAATTTCATCTTGAGCATCTATGATTTTGTTCTTGTCTTCAATTAAATCAATATGCTCTGTCATCTTACCTTTGATTTTGTCAACCTCAACAGTTTTTAGTTTACGAATCTCTTCGTTGTTTTCTTCGGCTGATTGTATATTGTTTTCTGTAATTTCAATTTCATATTTGTTGTCATTGATTTCAGTCTTGGTACCTGACATACGATCTTTTGCCAATGTACCCATAACTGTAAATACTCCAATGTCCAATAGGTCTTCGATAATTTCACGTCGTTGATATGCTCTTAATTCCATAAAAGGAATATAAGTGGCAGAACCAAGAACAACGATTTGATTAAATGCTTTGAAGTTGATACCTAGAATATTAGTTTCAAGGAACTCTTGATAATCTCGAACACTTGCGTCTTGATTAATCATTGCACCGTTCTTCCAAATTTCAAACACATTAGGTTTGATTCCGCGAACGATTTTATATTTGTCTCCACCTGCGCTGAAATATAATTCAACAACAAGTTCTTTATTATTGATAGAGTTAACAAGTTGTGCTTTGTTAATATTACGGAAAGGTCGGCCATATAAACCAAATACGATTGCATCAAGCAACGTACTTTTACCTGAACCGTTTGACCCAGCAATTAATGTACTAGGTACTTGATTAAGTTCAATAGTTGTAAATACATTTCCTGTGGATAGTATGTTTTTATATTTTACTTTCTCAAAATTGATTCGCATTATAAACTAAGTGCCTCGTGATATAATTCATCAACTAATCCTTTCACTTTGCCTTTATCGACATTCGTTTCAAGGGAGTCAATATATTGTGATAATATTTCTGTCGTATCTTTTGTCTCATCAAGAATCTCTTCAACTCCTTCAGCATCCAAGTTCATATGATCGTCAACTGCTCGAACATCAACAGCTCCGCATTCTGCCATACGACTCATAAACATATCATAGAGATATGCATTTGTTCTATTCTGAACAATAACTTTTACATATGTATCTTTATATTGGTCAACATCGTATTGTGCAACGGTATCAACTGTCCATTCCGCATCATCATAAAAGACTTTATAAAATACGCGATTAGGATTTTCAATTTTGACCATCTCTCGAGTTTCAGTATCAAATACATGGAAACCTCGACTACCTTTGTAATCTGACCAAGTCATTTCGTATGGTGCACCAAGGTACTCGACATTGCCATATCTTGAAGGATGGTGAAAATGTCCAGAGAACGCAGATTCAAAATTCTTAAATACATTCATGTCCAATCCATGAGTACATAATGCACCTTTCATCATCTCGAAACCTTTCACCTCCAAATGTCCCATCAATATATGAGCATCGGACTCAGCAACAAATTTAAGATTCTCTTCTGCGTTTTCCTTATTAATCCAAGGAAGCATACAGAATTTAGTTGAACCAATTTCTAAATGTTGAGCCTTGTCTTGATAAAGGTTAAACTGAGGATACTCTTGAAGCAATAGATTCATACT